CTGTGCTGCTGTCTGAGTTCGCCTTCGCGCTCGACCAAGAGGAACTGCTGGCCCAGGCGCTTAGCGCAGTCGGTGAGGGCCTGCTCATGATTGAGTCGACCGCCAACAACCCAGGTGACCGGTTCTCGCAGCTCATCGCAGGGGCACCCGAGAACGGCTTTCACCTCATCACCCACTGGTGGCATGAAGAGCCAAAGTACTGCGACCCGGTGACCGAGGGCTTTGAGCGCACCGAGGCCGAGGCCGAGCTCGGGGAAGCCTACAGCCTGACAGACGGGCAACTCGCCTGGCGCAGGCGCTACCTCAAGCAGCTCGGGCCGTACAAGTTCCGCCGCGAGTACCCGGCCTGCCTCGATGACTGCTTCCTCGGACGAGAGGGCGGCTACTACGGGGAAGAGGTACTGCAGGACATCCACGTGATGGAGCATCAGCTACACGGCAAGGCGCACGGCAGGGAGGTCGAGGGGCCGCACCCGCATGACCGCTACGTGATGGGCGTCGACATCGGGGGCGGTGTAGGCGGTGACTACTCGGCGCTGTGCGTCGTATCGGTCTCGACGATGCAGCCGGTCTACACCGAGCGAAGCAACCAGGTCACCCCAGCGGCCTGGGCGCACCGGTGCATTCAGGTCGCCAGCCGGTACAACAACGCTCTCATGCTGGCCGAGTCGAACAACCATGGACACGCGTTCCTGCTCGAGCTGACCCACTGCGGATACCGCTATCAGTGGCGAAGCCCAAAGAACCGGCCCTGGGTCACCACCCTGCAAAGCAAGCTGGAGGCCTTCGACTGCCTGCGCGAGTCGCTGCAGGTCGTCAAGGTCATGGACCGAGTGACATGGATGGAGCTTCGCAGCCTGACCATTCCACCGGGCAAGCTTGCACCCGAGGCGCCCAAGGGCGGACATGACGACAGTGCCATGGCCATGGCGTTAGGGTATCGGTGCCTGCGCGACATTCCGTCATCTTGGCGGACTCATGCGCTACAATCGGGCCGCACCCGCATCGACGACCTCATCAGTCGAAGCAAAGCCCGCCGCATCCGTTCCCACTCTCTCCCCTTCTGAGGCGCCATGCTGACCCCCGAGCAATGCTCAGCCATCTGCCAGCAACATGACCTCTACTGGGACGGCAGGCGCGACGAGCTCCGCGAGATGCGCAACCTCTACATGACGCGCTTCTTCGAGAGCAACGCGCCGACCCTGGACGGCATCCTGCGCACCGAGGTGCCCAAGGCATACGCAGTCGTCGAGAGCTACCTCGGCAGCTTGTACGCAAAGAACCCAAGCGTGGAGGTGCTGCCCGACATCCGAGGGCGGGGCAATGCGGAGGTGGCCGAGGCGACCGCCAACCAGTACCTGCTGAACATCAGGGAGCAGCTCGAAGACGCTACCCGCCTGGCGCTCATCTACCCGGCAGGCTTCATCAAGTTGTCGCCGGTCATGGGGGCCGACCCTCTCAAGCGCGTCAGCTGCGCAGCCCTGTCACCCTGGGAGGTCATCGTAGACGCGACGGCCACCAGCTGGGACCAGCAGCGGTACGTGGGGCACGTCTACTTGATGCCTCTCCTCGAAGCTGCCGAGCGGTACAGCAAGGGGGGCGATGAGCTGAGGGCGAGGGCGTACAGCAAGTGGATTGAGTCGACCGGCATTGCAGGCAAGGACCAGATGCTGGGGCTGGGAGACCCGACGCAGACGCCCCCAGAAGAGCAGTGGGTCAGGGTGGTCGAGCTCTACGACCTACTTGACGATGCCCTCGTCGTGTGGTCGCCTGACTACGCAGACGGCAAAGAGCTGCTCTTCGAGGGTGTGCAGGTGCAGGTGGGTGCCCTTGATGCCGATGCAGCGGCAGACGAAGAGCGGCCCGATGCGGAGACCGAGCACGAGACGACAGGCATTCCCTACAAGAGCGCCAACGGGCGGCCGGTCGTCCCCATCATTCCCCTCTACTTCAGTCGCGACCCTGACACCCCTCTGCGGGGCTACAGCCTGGTGCGCCGCAGCATGGACCAGTTCCGAGAGCTGAACGTCATGCGCACGTATCAAGCGCAGGGTGTGCGACGCATGGCACGGCAGTGGATGGTACGGGCGGGCTTCCTCAGCGAAGACGGTGCGGCGAAGATTGCGCAGGGCCTTGACGGCGAGTTCATCGAGGTGGACCTGCAACCAGGTGCCCCCCTCGAGGGCAACATGATGCCGGTGCCCCAGGCGCCTATCCCTGCAGACATCAGCCTCTACGCTCAGACCGTACAGAACGACATCAACGAAGCCGGGCTGCTTGCCCCGTTCACCCGCGGCGAGGTGACGAAGAGCACAGCCACCGAGCAACAGCTACTCTCCGCTTACACCAGCAGTGAGGTGGGCAGGTATGCGAGGACACGCGACCAGGTCATCACCTCCATCGCCAAGACGTACAACATCATGCTGAGCGTCGTGCTCGGGGATGAGGCCGAGCCCTTGAGCCTGCCCAACCCCGTAGGCCCGACCATCCTGTCAGCCGACGACTTGACCGGTGACTTCTCGTATTGGGCAGTCGACGCAGGCACGACCCCGATGAGCGACTTGACCAAGCAGCAGGCTCTTGAGCGCTTGGTGCCGTTGCTCGTTCAGCTTGGGGCAGCTCCGCAGCAGGTGCTTGCCGAGCTCGTCCGCACCTACCAACTCCCCGAGAGCTTTGCCGAGGTAGCCGAACCGGCACCCGTCGAAGAGGCCGCGCCCCCTGCCCCCTTGCCCTTCCCAGCAGCTGGGGGCATGCCCCCTCAAGGACTTTGAACCATGCCTCTCATGATTTCCAGCGCCCCCCAGGGCATGCCCGCCGACCTTGCCGCCATCGCTGAAGAGCAGGACAACCTCATCGGGCAGGAGATGGCAGGCCTCGTACCCATCCCAGACCGGCCCTACTCGGCGAAGGTCTACACCGCCTTGACCAAGGCCATCAGCAAGGCCGCGGAGGTCATGGGGCTCGACCTGACAGCCGAGCGCTACACCGACGACGTCGAAGAGATGGATGCGGATATTGCAAGATTTCTTGCAATGATGGCAACAGCGGCCTCGGACTACGGCAAGCCCTTCCCCGTCGAGCTCGAAGACATCAAGGGAGACAGCGAGCTCACCGCCATCACCGCAGCCCTCACCCAGCTCGCATCCGACAAGGGCTTTGCCGAGTTCCTCGACGCGCCGATGGAAGAGGAAGTGGTCGAGGAAGAGACCGTCATGATGCCCGACGGCGAGGAAGAGGAAGAGGAAGAGGAAGAGTTCGATTTCGCTAAGCGTATGCGGCGATAAGCATGGCCTTTAAGTCGATAAGGGTACGCCTTGCGCAGATATTCGGCTTCGGCAAGAGGCCGGAAACGGTCATACCTGCCACCCGCAAGCAGGCCTACTACCGCAGCTACGAAGGCGGCGTACTCGGCAACCTCACCCAGGCCATCGAGCGCAAGCAGCCGGTCACCTTCTTCTATAAGGACAAGTGGCAGCCCGAGGGCACACCGGGCGCCCTGGGGCAGCGGGTAGGGAACCCGCACGCCATCTGGAAAGGGACGAACGGCCGCACCTACCTGCACCTCTACGTCGACCCTCAGTCAGCCACAGCTACCGGAGGTCTGCCGGGCTGGCGCACCTTCCTTCTTAATCGCATCCAAGGGGTGAGTGTGCTTGAGCTTGGCACTACCTTCTTGGGTCGTCCGGTTGCCTTCATTAAGGCGCCGGGCTGGAACCCCTCCTGGTATCGCCAGGTTGGGCAACCCATCAAGCTCATTCAGTGAGGACACATGCCCCATGAAAGCGTTGCCGAGCAGGTACTTGCAGAAGTCCAGGCGCAAACCACTGCCCAGCCGGAAGCGGCCGAAGCCCCAACCCCAGACGGCGAGCTCGCAGCGATGCAAGCTGCCATGGAGGAAGACGGTGCCGAGGTCGAGGTTGAGGAGCAGGTCGAAGGTGAAGCACCCCGAAAGAGGGGGCTGAGCTGGGAGCAGGCCGTCAAGTCGGTGCCCCCTGACATCGCCAAGCTCATGCGCAGCATGCAGGCCGACTACACCCGCAAGACGCAGGAACTGGGAGAACAGCGCAGGGATTTCAAGCGCGAACGTCAGGCTCTTATGGCAGGCAAGGACTCGCTGCAGACCCGAGAAGAGCTGCCCGAGTACGACCCTTTCAACGAAGACAGCATCAACGCGCGCATTGAGCGCGAAGTGAACAAGAGACTGCAGCAGGTGCTTGAGCCTATGCAGGCCGAGTATGAGCAGATGGCTGCAGCGGACAACTACAAGAGCTTCTTGCAGAACCACCCCGACTTCGAGAATGACACCGGGCTCCGGTCCGAGGTGCAACACTTGCTGGAGGTCAACGGCTCGCTCGACCTGGAGACCGCCTACTGGGCAGCCAAAGGCAAGGCGGCAAAGAGCGCAGCAGCCCAGGCGAGCGAGACACGGGCAGCAAAGCGACGGGCAGCCAAAGAGGCAGCACTCAAGGGCACCGGGGCACCTCGCAA